GAATTAATAAAGGAGCGAGAAATATATTTATTAGAAAATGGATGGATTAAAACTCAACCTGTGCCAGGACCGGCAGATAATAGTATTGGCAATACAATAGACAGTGAAAATTTAACTATAAAAAGAAAAATGTATGATTGTGGTATATCCTGGACAGAGTCAGATAAAAGTAGTGGATCGAGAAGATATGGTTATCAATTGTTTAGAGATAGATTATATGCATCGATAACAGGTGAAGGCCCTGGTATTTATTATATGGAAAATTGTATTGCTAGTATTAAATTAACTCCATTTTTACCAAAAGATGCTAAGACATTAGATGACGTTGATTCATCTTGCGAAGATCACGCTTACGATATGACTAGATATAGATTGTTAAAAGGAAACGATACATACTCAACCAACCTAGAACTAATAATTTCATAGGAGATAAAATGCCACAAATAGGGAAAAATGTAAGTTATGTAAGAACAGAATTGACAAATTTATGTAAAGAATACGATACAATTAGAGATTGTTTAAATGGTCAAGAGGTTATTAAATCCAAGAAAGATAAATATTTACCCAGACCTAATCCATTAGATATTTCAGAAGAAAATTATACAAGATACAAAGATTATTTAAATAGAGCTGTATTTTATGGAGTTACTAATAGAACTCTAGTGGGTTTATTAGGTCAAATATTTCATAAAAAAGCTACAGTAAAACTACCTCTATACCTTGAGGAGTTATCTAAAAATATAAATGGAGCTGGATTAAACCTAGAACAATTCTCCAAGAAAGTATGTGGTAATATTATTTCATTTGGTAGGGGCGGAATACTAACTGATTTTACTAATTCAAATGAAAATGAAGTGCCTACGAAAGAATCCATAGATAATGGCAACATAAGGCCAGTTTTGAAATTTTATGAATCATCTGATATTATTAATTGGAGAACTATTGACATAGGATCTAATTCAGTTTTATCTTTAGTTGTTTTGAAAGAAAAATATCCATATTATGACGATGGATTTGAATTAAAAGAAGATGTGCAATATAGAGTATTAAGATTAGAAGAAGGTAAATATTATCAATACATCTATAGAGGCAATGTAAAAAATGCTAAAAGGATATCTCAACAATTTACAGAAATAAGTAAGATATTAATTCTAGATCATAATGGTAATCCATTTAATGAAATACAGTTTGAATTTATAGGATCATCTAATAATGATGTTGAGATAGATTACCCCCCATTGTATAATATTGCTGCATTAAATATTGCACATTATAGAAATAGCGCCGATTATGAAGAAATGTGTTATATTTGTGGACAAATAACTCCATATTTTACCGGATTAACTCAAGAATGGGTGGCAGAAGTTTTACGTGATAAAGTTTATTATGGTAGCAGGACTACAATACCTCTTCCCGTGGGAGCTACTGCTGGAATAATTCAAGCTTCATCCAATTCAGTTCCATTTGAGGCTATGGGTCATAAAGAAAAACAAATGGCAGCATTAGGTGCAAAATTAGTAGAACCTCGGAAGGTTCAACAAACCGCTACAGAAGATCAAAATGATAAATTAACAGAAAATAGTATGCTTGGAACTATTGCAAATAATGTATCATTAGCTATTGAAAATTCTTTAAAAAGAATGCTTTCATTTGTAAAAAGTGATGATAGTGATATTTTATATAAATTAAATACTGATTTTGAGATATTAACTATGTCAGAAGGCGAAAGAAGACAATTAACTTCAGAATGGAAAGATGGAATTATAACTTTTAACGAAGTAAGAACTTCGTTAAGAAACATAGGAGTTGCGTTCGATGATGATAAAGAAGCTTTATTACTATTTGAAGAAAAAGATAGGCAAAAAAATGAAAAAGAAAATCAAAATCCCAGAAATAATGATTGAAGTATATACTGTATATAAAGTATCGTATGGGTATGAAGCTGTTTTGTTTTTAATTAATAGCGATAAACGTGTATATGAGTCCCCTGATACACTTAGATTTTCGCAATTAGATAATGTAAGAAAATATTTTAATAATTTAAATATGACTAGAATCAATAGAGATGAAAAGGATGATATCTCAATTGTTGAGTTATGGGTGTGATATGAAAAAAGTATTAGTTTGTGGATTAAAAAATTGCAATAAGGATGATTTTGAAGATATTGTTAAAAATTGCCCTTGGATGAGTAATGTAGATAATTTAGGAATATATGGTATAGAATTAATACCTGATTACATGTTAAATTTTATATTTAACAATCATGTTCACATATATAGAGTTAAAAATAATTATAATTTTATAAATGATGATAGATTAGTGATTATATATAAAGATGGAGATAATGAAGTGTTGAATTTAATTGGATTGGCTAATAAATTAAAATTAAAAATGTATATTCATTTGAAAAATGGAGGTTGACATGTCGTTAATTGTTATACTATTGATAATAAGTTGTTCGTTTTTAAGTTTTATTGTAGGATTAAATATTAGTGAAAAAAGATGGCGTGAAAATTCAAATTATGATAATCTTTTTATAAAAAGTAATAATTGTTTTTATAAAGTATTAAGCAAATATGAATATTGTTTGTATAGGTTAAATAGTAAACCCCCACGGAAAGGAAATTAAATGGACGAAATAGGAGTAGCAAGAATTGTTATATTTATTTCAAAATTAGCTCATAATGCTATGGCTGATAATTGTTTACAAAATTATAATATAAATGTCCCGTTATGGGATGATTTACCAGAAGATAATCGGATTGCAGCTTTTAATTTAACAGCTTATACATACGATCATCCTGATATTACAGATAAAGAATTGCATGATGAGTGGGTCAAAACTAAATTAAATGATGGTTGGAAATATGGTATTAAATTAGATAATGATAAAAAAGAAAATCCTAATATTGTTGAATATGAGAATATTCCATTGCATTTTAGAATTAGTAGTAATATTTTTAGAAATGTTATATTATCAAGTAGTAAATTAATATCATTCTTAGAAGATGAGGGTGTTATTTCTTGAATTAATGTGTAAATTATACACATAAAACTGAAAGGATCTGAAAATGAAAAGAAAGATAAGTAAAGAAGAATTTGACAAACTAGATGATTTAAGAAAATCATTATATAAACTTAAGGGAGATATTTATGAACTTGAATTAGAAGATGATGATCATGAAGATACAGGTGCATTAAAAAGAGCTAAGTTTCATGAACAAGAAAGAAGAAAAGAAGCTGAAAAGTTGAATAAAGAAATGTTAGCCAAACTTGAGGAAATGGAATATGAAAGCACTAAAAGAAAAGGTGATATAAGTGCAGTTGAAAAATCATTGCATGATAAATATAGTAAAATGTTATCTGAATTAACAGAATCAAATAATAAATTAAAAAATGGAGTTAAGAAAAGTTTAATAGATAATTTGTCTAGTAAGATATCTAAAGAAATTTCTATAGTCCCAGATTTAATGGGCAAATATGTCAGAGATTATCTGGACGTTGAATTTTCGGATGAAGGCCCGCAATTTATCGTTTTGGATGAGCGCGGCTTAAAGACTGGTCTAGCGGTGGATGATTTGAAGAAAAAATTGCTTGACAATAAGGAATTAGCCTCAATACTGATAGGGACAAAAGCCAAAGGTGGCAGTGCCACCAATCTTAAAAATCCAAGTATCGGTGATACGAATCAAACATCTGTGCCATTAGCACAGATGAACCCCAGACAATTAGCCGAATTAATGAAGGCTAAAATTGAATCAAAGGAGTAATTTTTATGGCACTTAGCGACCTTGTAGTATTCCAAGAATATTTGCAAACTACTGCCACAGAAGTTTTAGCTCAACAAGTTGAATTATTTGGTGCAGCTAGTGCAAATACTATAGTTTTAACTCCTAGTTCTCATATGGGGGATTATAACGAAAAAACATTTTTTACAAAAATATCAGGATTGGTTAGACGAAGAAATGCTTATGGTAGCGGGGCTGTAGCAGGTAAAATTTTACAACAAGCTCTTGATACAATGGTTAAAGTAGCTGGTGGAACTCCACCAATTGAATTAGATGAGGGCATGTTTAAATGGATTCAAATGAATCCAGAAGCGGCGGGTGCAGCATTAGGCCAACAGTTAGCCAAAGATATGCTAGCGGATATGCTAAATACTGGTTTGCTTATTACGCAAGCAGCATTATCAGGTGTTACTGAACTTATTTATGATGGCACTCAAGATACACCGGATACATTAACGTATCCAATGTTAGTAAAAGGTTCAGCTAAGTTTGGAGATAGATCAAATGATTTAGCATCCTGGGTAATTCATTCTACACCTATGCATGGGTTGTTTTTAGCTGGTGTTACAAATACAGAAAGACTATTTACTTATGGAACTGTTAACGTAGTAAGAGATCCTTTTGGTAGAATTTTTGTTATTACAGATAGTCCTTCATTAGTATTTGAAGATACAGCTAATATTTATTACACCTTGGGCTTGGTTCAAGGAGCTATTAGTGTAGATCAAAATAATGATTTTAGTGATAATATTGAAAAAACGAATGGTTTTGAAAATATTAAAAAGACTTATCAAGCTGAATGGACTTATAACACTGGGGTAATGGGTTTTTCATGGAATAAAGGAACGGGTGGAGCAAGCCCAAATAATGCATCATTAGCTAGCCAACCCAACTGGACTAAGATAGTAACTAGTGTTAAAGATTGTGCTGGTGTAATGGTAGAAAGTAATTAACTTATTACTTGATAAAGGAAGAGAATTAAATACTCTTCCTTTATTTTGTATATGGAGAAAAATATGAGTAAGAAAGTTATTATTTTTACAAAAGGACCAGTTCCAAATAAATATGAATTAGAATTAGCTGTAAAGTATAATACAGATGTATTTAGAAATAGTATGCATGTTAATACTGATGACGATATAGAATTATGTGATGAAGTTTATGGTCATGTTCCTTATAAATACAAAATTTTCATAGAATGTCAAAAAGTTTCATCTAATGTAGAATTAGTTAATGAGGAAATTGAAATAATACCTGAAGTTAAATTAGATGAAAATGTTATTGAAGCTCCTAAAAATATAAGAGAAGTTAAAAACCTGCCAGTTAGAGTTAAACCAAAAATTAAACCTAAGTGGCAATCTAACAAAATGTAACCAAAAGGAGAAAAAAATGTCTATAAAGCTAATATATTTTACAGCCGGTGTTGATGCAACACCAACAGAAGATGCTGAAATTGCAGTTTTGGAAGCTTTAACGATAGCTGATTATAATTTGGAAGTAAGAAATGGTTCAATAGTCCATGATACAGAAGCTTGCGACATGTGTGCAGGAACTATACCAACTGCATATAATGCAAAACCAGTTTATGGTGATATTGATGCAGATAAACCATTACTGTTTGAAGTATGGCCGAAAACATCAGCACTAGATGTTAGCGAAGTAGATACTCAACAATTGAGGGCATTATCTATAACTGGGACAATTTCTGTTATAGTTAGTGCCGATGTTACAGCAACAGATGTTACCTATGAAAGTGATGATGAAGCTGTTGCCACAGTAAGTGCTGGTGGATTAATTACACCTATTGGTGCAGGAACTTGTATAATAACTGCAACATATGAATATGCTACTGGAAAAACATTAACAGCAGAATGCGCTGTAACAGTTCAATCTTAAGTAGGTGAGATATGTCAGATGTGATAGCTAATGATGGAACATTTCTTCCACTGGATAGTATGGAAATGACATTTGAATATAATGGAGATGCTATAGATTATAGTGAAGTTATTCAAGCTGGTAATACATATAGAAGGTCTTATACTTATGTCGATGGTAAAGTTTCAAAAGTAAGTAAGTGGGAAAAACAGTAATTATAGCGGTTAATAATAAAGGAGGTATGAAATGAGTTATGACGAATTATTATTAACCGCTAATATTTTTGATTTGGCTACCAAAAATGGTAAATTTGGAAATGGTGATAATTATAGTAAATTTGAAACAGATGGCACATTAGTATCTAAAGGAACTGCTACAACATATGAAGATATTTTCTTAGCAATACATCCCAAAGAACTTGGAATTGGTCAACCAACATTAAGAACTTTGGACGGAGATATTAGAAAATACACAATGGCAGTTAATGACATATACGATATAGATTGCCCTGAATTATTACATTGTTGGGAAGAAGGTAGCGGTTTTGAAGTTCATATACATTGGGCAACAAGAGGTTTAAATGATGCTACAGCAAGAGGGGTTAAATTCAAAATAGAAGGATTATGGTCAAATATTAAGGGAAAAGGATCTCCAGAAAGTTTTGTTGCAATGACTGGTTCGCCATTTTCATCGGAAAAACAAATACCAGCTAATGAACCGGATTTAACATATTATAACCATTCTATTTTTTCTTATACTCCCGTGGGTGGTAAGATAGGTGCATGTTTATTATTATCATTAAAAAGAATAGCTTCTGTGAATAATATTGCACCTGCTAATGATCCTTGGATTTTAATGGTAGGAATACATATTAAAAAAGATACTAGTGGCAGTAGAACCACAACTAATAAGTGAGATATCATGAGTCAATTACCAGCTTCTCAAGCTATTATAAGATTAAAAGAGAATGAGGAAAGATTTGATTTTTTTCTTAATACTAATGCAGGTTATAATACAAATGAATTAGTTCCTAGAGAAGTTAAAGGAATACCTTACATAATGATGGATATTTTAAGTAGAATAGGCCCAAAAACTGTTTCTCATACAACTTCAAGTTTAGCTCAAAATGAAATCGAAGAATTTCAAATCGTAATGGCTAAGGTGAGTAGTTTAACAAAAATTACAACTGATAGAAAAGCTTGGATTAGAGTTTATGGCACAGAAGCGGATTTAATAGCCGATAGAACTAGATTAATAACAGAATCACCAGATCCTATTGATCATGTTATTTGGGATGTTTCTACATATGATAATTTGACAGTTAGATCATGCCCTATACCTATTTTTGCAAATGGTGATTCGCCTGTTGTAGATATAGCTTATGTGTCTGTTAAAAATATAGATGCTAGTGCTGGAACTATAACTTGTGATATGGATTATATTGGAGGTTCAATCTAATGGCTATAAGTAATTTTGTAAGTCCTTTACAAAATACCACCGATGCAGATTTTAGAGCATGGACCAGCGCCATTCACAATGGTTTAATATCAATAGGTATTGTTAATGTAGTAGATTCTGGAGAAATAAATTTAACAACTGCTTTAAAACCAAGCACAACAAGTGAAAAAGTTGGTTATAAAATTTATCGATTAGATGATACTTTACAATCAACTGTCCCAATTTTTATAAAAATATATTTTGGTAGTTCATCAGCAAATGTTGTTAGACCGGCTATATGGATTTCTTGTGGAAAATCTTGGGTTGATGGTGGAACATTAAACGATATTATTTTTACAGAAGTGTTTAATATTATGGCAAGTAGCACTGCTAGTTTTTTAGATGGTTATGTATGTGGGCAAAATAATAGATTTTTAATTCATTTGGGTTGCTTAGGTTCGGTAACTACTCAATTATTATTTGGTTTAGAAAGAACTCACAATAATGTTGGTAGTGATACTTCTTTAGGTTTAATGTTAGTTTGGGGGAATCTTAGTGGTTCATCGACCGTTAGATTTAAATTAGCTAGATATGATGGTCAAACTACCATGGAGGGATATAGTGGAGGGTACATTCAAGCTTCTGTGCCACAAGTAGGAACTGGCATTTTAGCTCCAAATACATACGCTTACCCAGTTAGAATATACGGCCCAGCGGAAAGCGCACCTTATATAAATATATGTAGTTATTCAAGTGGGGATTTTAATTTAACAGCTACTTATAGTTTAGTATGCCCAGATGGTGTAGAAAGAACTTATTTAACAGCGTCTACTGTTTCATATCCATTACAAGTTAATCCAAAAGTAGCAGTAGCTATGTTTTTGAAGAGTTAATAATATGGCATATATCCTAGAAGTAAATAGTCATCCCGAAGGTTATAGAACTGTAGATGGAGCATATGTTTTATGTGGAGAAATACCGGGACAAGCTGGAGTAAGTAGACCAACTTCAGGACAAATGTATCCTTTAACAAGGTGACATATGACTTTGATAATAGAAGATGGAACGAATGTTGCTAATGCTAATAGTTATATATCTTGTGTAAATGCTAGAGCATATGCTATAAGTAGAGGTATAACTCTACCTGCCACCGATCCTGAATTAGAAATACTTTTAATAAAATCAATGGATTATTTGGAATCATTAAGAGAGAAATACCAAGGAGTTAAAACATATTCAACACAATGTTTACAATGGCCTAGATATGGAGTTTATATTGATGGGAATGCAGCTTCAAGTATTTTAATACCTAATTTATTAATAAAAGCTCAAGCCCAGCTATCAATGGAAGTTTTTGCAGGAATTGATTTACAACCTACTTCCGTGGGTTATGGTATAAAAAAAGAAAAAGTAGATGCAATTGAAACAGAATATTTTAATAGTGTCGGGAGTCCAGTTCCTAATTTAAGATTAGTTAATTCATTATTGAATCCTTTGTTTAGATATTATAGAATATTGTCTAATGTGAGAGTATAATGAGCATATATAAAAATAGTATTGAAATGGCTAAAAGACTTATAAATAAGTATGGAAAAACTGTATCTTTTAAAGTGACTCCTTTTACTATAAATGACCCATTACAACCTTGGTTAAAAAATTCTGGGACTACAGTAACATATTCGGTAAAAATGGTATTTTTAACAAAATATATGGAACAATTATTTATAAAATATATGATAAAAACATCAATTCCAACTGGTGATATTAATGGTTATATGGCACAACAAAGTTTTGTTCCAAAAATAAATGATATTATTGAAGATGGAAGTAAAACTTTAATAATTTCAGAAATAAATAAAATTTCACCAAATGGTGATGATATTTTATACATTCTGAGGTTAAAGTTATGACTGCGAATTATTCACTTGCAATTAAAGAATTATTTACACTAATAAATACAGATTGGAATTTATATTCTACAGCTATTATTGGCTATATTCCTTTAATTTATTGGCAAGATATAGATGAAGGTTCATTGCCAGATAATAGTAAATATTACTCAAGAGTATATGTTAATTCCATAACCACTGATCAAAGTACATTATCAGACATAGTTGGAGGAATAGGTAAACGTAGATTTACAACTTATGGAATTATTGCCATGACAATTTATTGTAGGAAAGGAGATATTCAAGCTTCAATTAACGGTAGATTATTAAGCCAGATTGTTTTAACGGCTTTGAGGAAAAAAACAGCAAATGTAATAATAAGGCAAGCGAAGATAAACGAACTTGTTCCCGAAAATGGAATGTCTAGATTTTCCATTTTAGGACAATTCACTTTTGATGAAGTTCAATAGGAGGTAGTATAATGGGTAATACAGTTGACACTAACGGGACAAGTTTAAGTTTCTGTGAAGAAACTACTCCTAAAGTTTTACCGGGATCACCTATTTGGTATGCGTTAGAACCAAATTCATATAGTGATTTTGGCTCTAATTTTTCAACTATGGCGAGATCTCCTATTACAGTAGGAAGACAAAAGAAAAAAGGATCTGTAACTGATATGGATTGTCCAGTTGGTTTTAATCATGATTTTTTGCATACAGGATTAAATAGAATTTTGCAGGGTTTATTTTATGCCGATATTAAAGAAAAGAAAAGTACAGCTCCTTATAATGGAACGCAAGAAACTATAACAGGTGTTACTACTTCAAATGATACTTATACAGCTAGTGCAGGAACTACGCTTGATGATTTTTTAACAAAAAATCTTGTATTAGCATCTGGCTTTGGTATTAGTGCAAATAATGGTTTAAAAACAGTTGTCAGTAGCACTTCAACTACAGTAGTTGTTAGTGAAAATTTAGTTGATGAACCTGCACCACCTTCTACAGCAAAAATTGAAGTAGTTGGAGTAATAGGAGCTTCTGGAGATATAACTTTAACAGCTTCCGCAACTTCTATTGTATTAGGTTCAACGCTTTTAGATTTTACAACATTAGGATTAAATATAGGAGAATGGATTTTTATTGGTGGTGATACCGCTGGAACAGCTTTTGCTACAGGTGGAACAGGATATGCTAGAATAAAATCAATAACAGCGAATGCTATTTCTTTAGATAAAACTACATTTTCGCCTTCAACTGATACTGGAGCGGCAAAAACTATTCAAATATTTTTTGGTTATATATTATTTAATGAAAATACTTGTGAAGATATTATCAAAAGATATTATAGATTTGAAAGAAAATTAATTTGTGACGGCGTATCTGATGTTTATGAATACATAAAAGGATGCTATCCTAATCAGATGACATTGAATTGCCCAACTTCTGATAAATTAAATATAGATATGAGTTTTATAGGTATTGATTCTAGTTATGTTGATACAGTTGAAACGGGAACTCATAATGCATCTATAGTTGAAGATGCTATAAATACTTCTAGTGAAGTTTATAGAATTAAAATGGAATTAGTTAGTGCGACATTAAATCAACCTGCTTTATTTGCCCATATAACAGATTTTAATTTAAGTATTAACAATAATGTTACAAGTCAGAAGGCAATTGGTGTATTAGGATCTATTGATGCAAGTTTAGGTGATTTTGAAGTTACTGGTTCAATGACTGCTTATTTTGTGGATATGGCTTCATTAACAGCGTTCAGAAGTAATAGTGATGTAAGTCTTGATGCAATATTTGCTTATAATAATAAAGGTTTTATTGCAGATATACCTTTAATGACTCTATCCAAAGGTAGTTTGAAATTAGAAAAAGATAAGCCAATAACAATTCCAATTGATTCAAATGCATTTGAAAATTCAAGCGGATACACGTTACTTTTTAATTGGTTTTCTTACTTGCCTTCTGTAGCGATGCCGGTATGATAAAACTGCAAGGCTCCCTTCCTTGCTCCTTTGGTGGTTAATAGGGAAGGCGGATATGTTGTATGTCCGCCTTTTTTTTAGGAGAAAAATATGTCTGTATTATTTCAAACTTTTGGAACTTCAAAAGAAAAAGAAGAAGATGGTATTTATATACCAATGGGAATAAATACAGATGGAACAGAAATAAAATTTAAAATAGTAAGATCAGGGCCAACTAATAAAGAATATCAAAAATTATTAAATAAATTAACAACTCCATATGAAAGTATGATCAGAACTGATACTTTACCTAAAGAAGTTGAACTTGAAATTTATATGGAATTATTTTTAAAAACTATTTTAAAAGGTTGGGAAAATGTATACGATGTAAATAATGTTGCATATGAATACAATTATATGAATGCTAAAAAATTAATGCTAGATTTACCTGAATTATATTCCGAACTTGTAAGAAAATCTAATACTATTAAATTATTCTTATTAGATGACATGAAAGATAACTTAAAAAACTAATTGACGTTCTACGTTATTCTATGGAAATGGGAAGTGTAGAACGTCAATTAGCTAAACAGTCAATGAGAATGACAAAGACTTTACCTGATAGAATTAAAAATGCTCCAAAATTAAAAATGGGCTTAGAATTATATCTAGATATATTTTTTGAATTAGAATTTGATAGACCCATAGGAATGTCAATAGGGCCTATTAGTTGGTTTATTATAGATCAATATTGTATATCTCATAATTTCGATAGTTATCAAAAAGAGTGCGCTCATTATTATATAAGAGGATTAGATAATGAATACTTAAAACATATAAATAAGGATAGTTAAGGATGGCAACATTAATTCAAATGGCTAGTAATTTAAGAAGTTTAAAAACTTCTTTAAAAAAATCATCTAATGAAATAAGTAAAGAATTTTCTAAAAGACTATTGACTCATTTAGTTATGCAAACTCCCGTAGATACTTCAAGAGCATTATCTAATTGGATAATAAACTTAAATAGACAACAAATCCCCACGGGTAGCATTGAAAATTATAACGGTATTCCCGCTTATTATCCCGGAAATGATGGTTCCACCGAGCAGATAAGTGAGGATATGGCTATAATGGTTGGTGAAACAATGATAAATTTAAAAAAACCCGGTAAAGATATTTTTATAGTTAATAATATATCTTATATGGATTACTTAAATGAAGGTAATAGTAAGCAACAGAATGCTTTTTGGATTAATTTCAGCATAATGAGACAATATGAAAATATGAAGTTTTATATAGATGTTATAAATAAAGTAAAGTGGAGGTAATATGGAGCAAGTTGTTAGTATAAAGATAACTGATAACGTAGCAACTACAATTGGCCCTAAACTAGAAGATATTGCAAAATTTGCAATACAAGCTTCGCAGAAATTAAATACTTTGAAAATAGTATTAAAAGGCTTCTCTTCCGTGGGGTTAAAAGAAGTTTTTGCAGATTTAAAAGGAATTAATGAAGTTTTAAAATCAAATAATACACTATCCAAACTAACAAATAAAAGTACATCTGATAGTAATTTGGAAAATAATAGAATTAAACAAGCTATCGCATATGAAGAACAATTAAAAAGAGGAATTGCCAACGAAACAAAAGAAAATAATAGATTGCAAGCATTAAAAGAAAGAAATATAGCTAAATTACAAGCATTAAAAGATAAACAACAAGCTAAAGAAGCTCTTAATTCTGAAAAATTAGCAAATAGAATAATTAATAATGATAATAGTATGATACTATCTAAACAAAAATTATTTGATAAAGAAGAGGCTTTGAGAATTAAGCAAGCCATTGCGTATGAAAAACAATGGAGAAAAGAAGTAGCAAATGAGAATAAAAGAAGAGAAAATTTTAGATTGCAAACCGTATCAGGTAAACCTTCGGGTGGATTCGATTTAACAGACGTTGCTTATACTATAGGTAAAATGTGGTTATTAAAATCAGCCGTGGAAGCTATAATAAGACCAATTATTAATTTAACAGATTCTTATACACAATTACAAAATAAATTAAGACTTGTTAGCGATAATAATATTCAATTATTAGCATTGACTAACCAAATGTTTGATATATCTACAAGAGCGAGAGTTCCGGTTCAAGATTTAGCTACAGCTTTTCAAAGATTCGATTTAGCATTAAAACCTTTAGGTGCATCTCAAGTTGAAGTTTTGGCAATGGTTGAGACTGTATCAAAAGCTATGACATTAAGCGGCGTTTCAACAATGGAGCAAACGCAAGGTTTAAGACAATTATCCCAAGCTTTTAATAAAGGAAAATTAGATGGCGATGAGTTTAGAACTGTTATGGAAACAATGCCTTTATTAGCACAAGCTATTGCTGATAAGTTAAAAGTGGCTAAGGGTGAATTATTAGATTTAGCTCCAAAAGGAAAAATTACTTCTCAAGTAATGAGAGAAGCTTTGAAAGACGTTGCTATACAAGTTGAAGCGCAATTTTCAAAATCTATTCCAACAATAGAACAAGGATTAACAGTTGTAAGAAATAGTTTTTCAAAATTAGCTGGTGAAATAGAAACAAGCACTGGTTTATTTGCGTCTTTAGCTACTAAAATGGTTAATTTTTCAAAAGAAGCTAATGTATCTGCACCTAAAATTATAACATTATCAAATAGTATTTTAGAATTATTATCAAATATTAAAGGTTTACTCGTAGAATTATCACCAACTACTTATGCTTTAAAAAAGTTTGGTAATGATTCTATTAGTGTTATTGATTTAATTAGTAAATCGTTAATAGGTTTTAGTTTTACATTTTCTGCGGTAAGAGATATGATAAAAAATGCAATTGATTTATTTACAGTAGGTGCTAAAGATTTCAAAATATCAACAACTAATGTTGATGCATTAGTTAATAAATATACAGAATTAGAAAATACTCAAAAAACAAGAGAAGCTACACTTAGATCTATATTGGCTTTAGATAACGAAATTAAAAAAGTAGCTAATGAATATGCCGCTTTACCAAATAAAAATACAGAACAAGCTGAAAGATTAAAAATGGATTATCAAGCTTTAAAAAATCAAAAAGCTACTCTTGATGGGACATCTAGTTTAAGAGCTATGCAAGAAATAGAAATTAATAATAAAAAGAAATTAACAGCCGAAGAAAAGAAACTTGCTAGTCAATTGGAAAGAAAATCTGATATATTGAAAAAAATTAATTTTGAATTAAACCTAGAAAGAAAATATTTATTTATGGATGATCGGGAAGTTTCTATAAATAAAAGATTTGATAGAATGATTGAACAGTATAATAATGCCAAACCAAAAAATAAAAAAATGAGTAAAGATGCAGTAATTTCTTTAAAAGCTGAACTTGAAATGATATATGATGAACAAAAATTATCAAAATTATATAATGATATTAAACATAAAATTAAAGACAATATTGATGAGATTACGGCTTCTGAAAAAATTGTAATAGACTTGGCAAAATCAGGAGATCAGCCTATTTTATTAGGAGAAGCTGTTAGATTTTTAAGAGAATTAACAGATAGTTATTTATCTTTAACAGAACCATTGTATGAATTTAATAAACAAATGGACCTAGAAGTAAAATTATTAAAAGAAGTAGGTGTTTATTCTGAAAATAGACAAAAACAATTAGAACTTGAATACGAACTTGAAAGAAAGGGTTTTGAGATAACTAAAGAAATGACTAATAAAATTGAAAAAAGATTATTTGATAATAAATTATTAGCAGATTCACAAAACATTGTTAATGAATCCTTGGAAGAATATATAAAAGGAGTTGAGAAAATACTTGCTTTAAAAAATTTACAAAATAATCCTATTGTTAATGGCGAACAAAGAATGACTCTTCCAATGATGGCTAAAAATATTTCAAATTTATTAGGAAATTCTTATGATAGTGGTGAAGGTAAAGCTTATTCTGACATTGGAGATATGCAAACTAAAATTAAACTAACTGAGGATATGATTAAAAACTTAGGATTTTCTATTGATGAATATAATAGTTTTAAAAATAAATTAACATCGGATACGCTTAAATCAACAATGCCTGATTTATTCCCAGATGAGTATTTTAATGAAAGTAAAAATAAATGGAAAAAATATTATGATTATATCAAAACAATGAGAGAAAATAACATTATAGATGCTAAGACAGAAGCCGATGTCACATTTTTTATTGAAAAAAAGAAAATGGAAGCAAAATTACAATTTACTCAAAATACGTTTAGCAATATGGCAAGTTTAATGCAATCGGGATCAAGAGATATTTTCGAAATAGGACGTGCTTTTGCAATAGCCGAAGCGACAATACAAGGCTATACCGCCGTAATGAATGCATGGTCAGAAGGCCAAAAATATGGTGCAATTGCTGCCGGGCTTGCGGCTACAGCGGCTGGGATTCATGCCGCAATGTTGATAGGCAAGATCGCCACTTCGGCCCCTCCTTCCTATGAATCCGGCGGATTAATTCAAGGGGGGAAACAGACCATCCAAGTTAATGAACGCGGTCGAGAGTTTATAATGAATGCCAACGCCACAAGTAGATATAGACCAATGCTAGAATCGATGAATAGTGGTAGGTCATCAGGTGTTAATGTGAAAATAGAAAATTACGGAACTAGTAAAGAATTTGAAGTTAAGCAATTAAGTGAATATGAAATTAGAATAATAGCTACAGATGAAATTAATAAAAAAACTCCAGATGTAGTAGCTAGTCAGTTTAGAAATCCAAATTCGAGAGTTTCAAAAGCTATTAATCAAACACTAGTAACACAAAGAAGGTTATAGGTGATAATATGGCTTTAGATAAATTAATGATACCCCCAGATAAGAATGGTTATTCTTTTGCTGATGGCACCGAAACAATATCAATTAAATTAGATGGTGGTTTAAGTAGATATAGAAAAGATGTTTTAAAATCTTCATTTGTCGTTAATGTTCAATGGACTATTGGCGAAAAAGACTATAGATATTTGAGATCATTTTATAGGGGTATAACTGAATCTGGAAGTAAGGCTTTTTTAATGGATATATTGGTTGATAGAGGTTGCGAGTTAACAGAACATGAATGTTTTTTTATTCCTGGTTCTTTTACAACTAACAATGTATCAGGTGAAACATTTACGGTATCTGCACAAATAGAATGTAAATTAGTAGGATTGGCCGATACTGATCAAGAGTATGTTTATTGGTATAATGCTTTTGGTGGTTATACTATTTACTATGAAGATTTATTCAATACGATAATTAATACATTTCTACCTAACGATATACCTTACCCGGTGTAATATGGCAGATAAATACACAGAATTTTTTTTGAATAGTAATATAAATATCATAGCATATGAGTGCATAGAAATTTCGCACCCTAGTTTTACAAAAATTTATAGATTGGTTAGAAATAATACACTTGGTTTAACAGTTGGTGTAAATACATACGAATATTGCCCTATGAAAATTACACCAATATCACAAAGGGATGATTTAGATCAATTTATAAAAATAGAATTAGGGGACTTAGGAGAAATTATACCAATAGAAATTGATAATATTTTTCAAGAAAATGGTTTTGCAACATTACCCACGGTGATATACAATGTTTTTAAAAGTGATAACTTAGTATTAACTGACCCTTTATTCGGTCCAATTTTATTAGAAATAAAAACTTTTACTTTTAATAAAAATGGTTGCATGTTTGAAGCAAAAGCTCCTAGTTTAAATGTCCAGAGAGTAGGTGAATATTATAGATTAGATAGATTCCCAGCTTTGAAAGGATTTTTATGAATATAAATAAATTCCTTAATAAAAAATACAATGAAAATACTTATAATTGTTTACACTTTGCATCTGAAGTTTGGGAATATTTAACTGGCGACAATACTTTAATTAATATTATTCCCGTGGGTGAAAAGTTTGTATTGACAAAAGATATTATTAATAGAGTTCATTATTTAGAAAAACCTAATAGTCCTTGCCTAGTGTATTTTAAAAATAATTATTCATCGCATATAGGTGTTTATTTTGATAACAAAATTATACATATTAATAAAAATGGTGTTAAATACGAATTACTTGAATCTGCTATTATAGGATTTAAGAAAGTGAGGTTTATGATATGTTTTTAATAATTATTGAAGATATTACAAATAAAGAAAATTTTGAAAATATAGAAATTGAAGATTTATGCGATTATTTAATTGAAAGATATAAAATAATGCCAAAAGGAGCTAGGATCTATAAAGATTCAATATCTGTAGATAATGATATTACACCCACTTGTGAAGCGGATATTGATAGGTTGAAATGCCTACCTTTTGATTCTACAATTTATTTTATAATATTACCGCAAGGTTTTGAAACATGGGTTTATGCAATATTGTTAATTGTTACTTTAGCCGCAACCTTCTTATTGAGACCTAAGTTTCCATCTAATTTAGATAATAAATCTTTAGAGTCCCCTAATAATTCTTTAACTGGAATTTCAAACTTAAATAGATTGAATGGTAGAATACCTGATATTTTTGGAAGTATAGGGAAAGCAGTTCCTGATTTAATTGGAATACCGTTTACATTTTTTATGAATAATATTGAATATGAAATGAGTCACTTGTGTTTAGGTAGGGGTTTTTATGAATTTAAAACTATACTAAATAATGGTAAAATTTTATATGAAATAAGAGATGGTGATACTTTAATTGAAGAAATGACTTACCCATTTTTAGCAGTATGGGATCCTGGATATTGTGTTTGGAATGATTGGGAATTGTTGCACACTTCTGTTAAAATAGGCACACTTAGTTATCCTTTTATATTCTTAGCCGCGATGACAATGTATAAATCAAAATCTGGTGAAAATATTATATTGCAACCACCTAATTTTAAAACAGATTCAACAATGACTATAGATAATACTGGATTATTCACACAAATAAGTGGCGGAATAGATTTTACAACTAAGATGAGTATTAATGATAATGTAAATATTAACGCAGAATATAATGCATTATTTGAAGGAACTGCAACAGTAAGACAAGTTTATAATAGTTATTTTTATGTAACAAAATCAAGTGTATTAGGAATACCGGATTGGCCCTTTATAGAAAGTCATTATCCATTTAGATGTAAAGTTTATTACGATAATGGCTACCCAGGAACCCCGTATTATGTTTATTTGGGAATTTTTGACATAAGTGAATATGCTGGATATGTTCTTTTTAATGGAATTGCTATAACAAATGAATTACAAGGTTTAACTTGGATTCAAAATCATACTTTTAGAATTGAAAAACTATTAACAATTGAAGGAATATGTGAAGTTAGTAATGTTTCTACTAATACAATTAATTTTTTAAATCCTGAAAATCTATCTAATTGGGATTATATAGATTTTAAAACATCAATAACTAATGTAGCAATTAATTTTTATAATCAAACAGGATCTTCCGTGGGTCCATTTTTTGTAGATAAAATAATAAGTGAAGTATATGTAAATTTTGAAGCTACAGGTGGATTATTTAAAAAAACAACTACTACCTTCACTCCCACGGATATAGAAATAAGATTACTAATAGAACCAGTTGATTCAGAAGGTGTTTTAAATGGTGATAATGTTTCTGATACAACTTTTACAGTGCATGGAAGTGGTGAAAATAATGTTTTTGTAGGTGTATCTACTAGAATAAGATTACAAGATGGTCCTAGTAGAGTTAGAATTTCTATTTTTAGATTAACTGATCATGATAATAGTTTTACAGAAACATATCTTGATGAAATAAAAGTTAAAAGTATTTACTATGGAATTGAAGAAATACCTAGTTTACATTGTTTTGATAATGTTACTACAATGGTATATATTAAAAAATCAGATGCTAATTCCGTAGTATCTTCTGATAACAAATTAAACTGCTCTGTAACTAGAAAAATACCTTTAAGAATAAGCGGTTCAACTTTTACGGCTGAAAATGGAAGTGGTTGTGAAAATGGATTAGGTTTATTTGCTTCTAATAGTGTGGATGATATTTTATCGGCTATTATGTTAGATCCAAAAATAGGTAATAGATCATTATCTGAAATAGACTTCGATTCTATTTATGATACTGTTTCAGAAATTAATACATATTTTGGAACTATAGAAACTAATTTAAAAAAAGTAACAGAGTTTGCATATACTTTTGATAAAATTATAACATTTGAAGAAACAGTTGGACCTATAGCCGAATGTGTTTATAGTTTGTTATATAGAAGGGGTAATTTAATTAAAATGAAATTTGAAAAATTAGAATTAAACGGGACTATTTTATTTAATCATAGAAATAAAATTCCAAATTCAGAAGTAAGAACATTATCTTTTGGCAATGTTGAAAATAATGATAGTATTGAATTTGAATATATTAATCCTGATACAAATTTGCCAGAAATAGTGTATATCCCAAATACTCTAGGTAATAATCCTAAAAAAATAGAATCAATAGGTGTTAGAAATAAACTACAAGCTTATTTTCATGCGTGTAGATATTATAATAAATTATTACATCAGCATGTTACTACAGAGTTTGAATCTACATCAGAAGGCAATTTATTGTTATTAAAAGATAAAATTTTAGTAACAGATTCAAGTAGACCTAATATACAGGATGGTGAAGTTACAGGACAAATTGGTTTAGAAATAGAATTAAGTCAAAATGTCTTACTTGGGACTAACCCTATTATATTTTTACAATACTATGATGGAATAGTAGAATCTATGCAATGTTCAATTGGAACTTTACCAAATAGAGTTTTATTGGCATCCGCTCCTAGACTTAGTTTAGTAACAGATATAAATAAATTCGCTAGAACTACTTATATTTTGGTTAATGAAGATGATTTATCAATAAGAGAATTTATGGTAGAAGAAAGGAATATTCAAAATAATATGACATGTTTAATAAAAGCTATTAATTATAGCGATAGGTATTATTATAATGATAAAGATTATATTGATGACAAAGTAGATATAAATGGTAATATTTTAGGAATCCCAACGTAAAAGGAGCTAGAATGGCTTTAACAATAGATCAGGCAATTGTTAGATTTAAAGAAAATGAAGAGCGTGCGAATACTTTTGTTAATGATGCTTCAAATATAGGTTTTTATGATACAAATGAAACACCTGTTAGACATGTTGAAACTATTAAACATTTAGTGAATAGAATAGCAACAAAACATTTGCAAGTAATAAGTAGAGGAGCTTGGTTAAC